GGCATACGCCCGGTCTGATGCCGAGATGGACATTGCTGCCGGCCGTGCCGAGTACAACGATGACGGAGAGAGGCTGCCTACCGAGCCGGAGATCAGCTACTACGGCATGATTGCCGCATTTGAAACGCTCGGCGGCGAATGGAAACGCAGCTCTGATGGCAAGCACTGGCTGATCTGGATGGGCGTGGCCGCGATCGCACCGCAGGATAATGAGGTATAAGCAATGTGGAAGCAAGGATATATAACCATTGATGGGCACACGTTCCGCTGGGAAGCAAAAGTTTATGAGCAAGGAAGCGTTTTCGGCATTGACAACGGCCGAATTTCAAAGCTCTGGCTTGCCGAGTATGTTGGCAATCCGACTTCCAGCATGTGCAAGGAAGCTGCCTGCTATGAACGCGGCTGGGAACACCGGCCCGACACCCCGCAGGCTCAAGCCGCCGTGAAACAGCTCATTGAAAAATACAATTAAACAAAAAATCCCCCTGCGCTGGCCGATGAAGTCAACGCAGGGGGATTTTGTATGCCGCCGGGGCGGCGAAATGTAAAAATCAAGAGCAGAACCACCCACAGGCAATGCCACTCTCTACAAAAGCCGAAGCTTTTCAAGTGCCTCTATTTTACACGGCACTCATGCAGCAGTCAAGACTTTTTGCCAAGTGCTGCGGTCATAACATCAAAGGCGTGTTCGATAACAGCGTCCAGCACCTCGTCGGTGATAGCCCAGCGGATAGCCGCCGGGCACTTGGCGCGGAGAGCCGCGAACACCTGCTTCTTCTTTTTGGCACCCTGACCGCTGCCCATGATGGACAGCTCGGCCTTTTCGACCAGCTCCAGAGCCAGATCCTTGACGGTGGCCTTGTAGCCCAGCCGGATGCCCCCGACTGCCAGAGCAACGAAGCCCAGCAGCATCAGAGCGATGGCGATGGGCGCGGGGATGAAGTTCAGCATAGCTTCCATGATATTGCCTCCTATAAGCATCAGCGGCGCGGGGAGCCACCCCTGCGCCGTTTTGTCGTGTTGGTTATATCGGATGTTTCACAGGTACTTGGAAGCCCCGGATATGGCCTTCCAGCTGGCAGGGCCGCAGATGCCGTCCACAGTCAGCCCATGAGCCTCCTGCGCTTTCAGCAGCGCGTTCTCTGTGCCCTCGCCGAAAATGCCGTCCGGGGTCAGTCCCAGCAGCCGCTGGAGCATCTTCGTGGCTGCACGGTTTGCATCCCCGGTGCAACCCCGGCGGATGGTCGGCAGAATGAACTTCTGGTAGGTGGTGCTGGGGTAGTGCCGCGGGGCATCGCACAGCCACGTTGCATTTGCATCGCGGGTATCGGTGTGTACGATGGCGCAGCCGTCATACCAGTAGATACCCACAGCCTTGAAGTACTGGGCGGCGATGATGCCCAAAGCCACAGGGTTGATGTCGCGGTCTTTCATGCGCCAGTCAGCCGCCATCCCATAACGGTGCTTGCTGCCCGAACTGCCTTTAACCGCCGCATTATGCGGAATACAGCGGTAGCCACTGGTAATTTTGATGGGCTTACCCAGCTTTTCCCGAACAGCCTGCATCTTCTCTACCAACTCCGAATCCACCATCTGCCGAGTACACCCGCAGGGGCATTTGAACTCCTCACGGGTAAAATTTTTGCTCAGGGCAGATGTGTCGCTGGCCTGATAGACAATGACTCTCATGTAGAAAACCTCCTTCAAGAGAAGTCGTGCTTTTGAAGCCGCTCATTGTACACCCGTTTGATATTCGCTACCGCACAGATGCAGCGGTTGTTTTTGTAGTTGGGGTGACTGCGGCAGTAGTCCTCATAGGCATCAATGATGGCCAAAGTCTCGATAAAATGCTCCCTCGTGTGGTGCTTATCGTCAATCAGTTCGTCATTGAAGCGCAGAATCTGGGTGCGAAGAAGGTTCGCATTCCGCTCATCATCGACCCGGATGTGTTCATCCAGCTTCTTTTGAGTTTCCTGCTGCTTCTCCAACACCTCGGCGTTAAGAGCGTGCCCGATCCATTTGACAATGGCCGACCACGGATTCAGTTTGATGGGGGCGATCTGGACCAGCGTAAGGAGGACTATCAGCGTCCCGCCCCCCGCCGTCAGTATTTCTTGGATACTCATTGTGTCCTCCTGCACAAAAAAGGCAGCCACACCCCGGCGGGTGAAGCTGCCTTTTGATTTTATTCTGCTGCATCCAGCATATCTGAGTGGCGAACCAGAACGTAGTCCTCAAGAATCTGATTTCGCAGGGCATCGTTGTTGCAGCCCTGCATCAAGCCCAGATAGCTCTGAATCACGCTCAGGGCGTACTCAAGTGGAACCTCACCGCGGCCATAGGCCTCTCGAACATATCTCAGGTGCTTCTTCATACCGAGAGAGGTCTGCCGCCGCAGTTCAATTTTTTCAGGGGAAATTTTGCGGCCAACGAACTCGACCGCATGGCCGAGAGGAATAACGGCAGTTTTGTTGTTGAGCTGCAATCCGAGATTTTCACGGAGATATCCGTCAATCTCTTCCACGGCCTCCCAAGCTGCCTTTTTCCCATCGACCAGCAGAAGCATATCATCCATAAACCGAGCATAGTACGGAACGTGCATTGTGCGCTTGATGTAGTGATCCAGAGGCGTGAGAACAACATTTCCAGTCATCTGGCTTATGATTGACCCGCACTGCATCCCAACACCGGATATGCGTTCAGCCGTTGTTACGTCGGTGCAGTCAACAGGAAGCCCCAACGGACGACCATCCGCCCGGATGGCCGTTTCGAGAAACCACACCATATCTGGGTCGTCCAGCGGGCGAGTAAGTTCTCGCAGCTGAACATCAACAGGAATCCGAAAGAAGAATTTGGCAATGTCAAGCTTGACGACCCGCCAATCTCCATTCATCCTTGCTGCGTTTCGCATCCATTGCTGAATGTCAAAAGCCGCCTTTAGCGGCCCTCGTCCATCGATACTTCCATAGCTGTACTCGTACATAGACTTCAAATAGATAGGCCACAGAACATTGTAGGCTCCGCAGTTTATCACTCGGTCATAGAACGGCAGGCTGCTGATGATGCGCTTCTTGGGGTAGTATTCATAAAATTGGTGAAGTTCGCCAACATGATATTCATGCCATTGAAGCTGATTCACCGAGTTTATCAAATTTTCCTCAAGGTGGTCGGTGTACCTAAGCACACATCCCTGATAACGCCTGTCTTTACTTGCCTTACGGTAACCGTCATACAAATTGTCGAACGTTGCAAACCGCTCGAAAACGTGTCGGTGCTTTTCCAAAAAATCCAACTCCTTGAGGTCGCCGAACAGTGTGCGCCGTACGCTTATAGCGTCGGAACGCAGACTGCGAGGCTAATATTTTTAGGCTGCGAAATGCAACCAAGGGAACCAGCCCCTTTATCACCTCTGCACTGAGAGCAAGCCCTTGAGCTTGCAGTATCTGGCTTGGAGGCAAAGCGGCGCGGAAACCGATATCATCGTCCACGTTGGACCGCGGGTTGTTGCCGTTGAACGAGCCGAGGCCGTTGGAGGGGTAGAGCCAGCTGCAACCAGAAAAGAAAGCGCGTGACGGCTGGTTCCCTATGTTTTCGAGTTGGCCTTGACGGTATTGAGCCAACTCCCCAACAACTTTCCGATTTCGACAAGCTGCTTGCTCCATACCTCGTACTTGTGCATAGAAACAAACCGCAGTCGAAATGCCACACGCAGGTAGTGCTGCAATTTTGTGTTTGCAACGTCCAGTTCCTGCAACGTGGTCTTTTTGAAGTATTTTTTCTGCGCTTCCACAGCCTTTTCAAGCATCACATCCATAACGAGTTTCATGTCGGCTGCCATCGCAAACTTTTCGGATTTTGGAAACTGCTGGAGTACAGGATACGCATATTCCATCATATCCTCGATTTTTTGTAGGGTCGGACCAGTAAAAAGTTCGTCCTGTTTTCCTTCCATGCGGTAGACCTCCTTCCGAACGCGGGTCAGTATAACAGAAAACAGCTTGAAAATCTGCTTTTCGGTGGATTTTACCGAAAAAGCGGCAAAATCCACCGATGCAGAAAAAATCAATTTTATAAACGACCCCGCTTCGCGGGGTCGAGGGGTTGGCCCAGCTGCAACCAGAAAAGAAAGCGCGCTCCTCATCGCTATTACGGAACCAACAGGTATGACCTGCGCACAGATCGGAGCTGGAATAAGGCATCATACCCAACGCCTGAAGCAGCAGTTTTGCATTTGCGCCAATGTCCGCACTGCAAGTGATGGAGCCAAACGTGCAGCTAGGCCAATCACCATCCGCATTTTTGTGGGTGATGGTCTTGGCCCACTGAAGTTTGCCGCCCACGATGTCAATCTTGACGGAGTTGGCGGTGGTGCCTTTTCCGTCCGGGGTGATAAAGCTACCATCCACGCAGCTGATAGCTTTCCACTCGGTCGAGGTCGGAGACTGGCTGTGTGCGCTGTCTGCGCCGTTATTGTTGACAAGGAACTGGATTTCGCCATACACAGAACGAACTGCGCCCATCCACTCCCATACGTTTCCAGTCAGACCAGAAATACCGCTGGGGCTGTTGTCATGATACCATGTCAGCGGGCCAGTACCAGTTGCGACACGACCAATCTTACCACCACTCATATAGGTCGGGATAGCCTTATAGAACGATTCACTGTCGTGGCGGCCATAGTTGTTGTTGCCTTTCGGAACGAAGCCGGCAGCCTCACACATGCGCTGAATCAAGCCCCACTCCATGCGGGTCATCAGGTGCCAACCCTCGCCCTTAGCCTCGCAATACTGGCGTGCGTGGTCCATATCCAGCGATGCCGCAGGGTCAACGCCGCCAAGAGAGTATGCGCGGCCATCCTGCACGATGTTCTGGTACTTGGAAATGTAGATTGCGTCCACTTCCTGCCCGTTGACGATGAACGCCGGATGCACAGCGGCGGATTCGCCCATGCCCAACTGCTTGTAGGTCATCTTCGGGATCTTCACCATGATGGACGGCATACCGGCATTGTCGTAAATCAGCTCATTGCCGGGTGCAAGGCCAGTGACGGCCAGATTGGTCAGGTCAAAATTTGCAGCCATAGTAGTTACCTCCTATCAGTCGATGGCCCACAGGGTCAGGGTCACATTGTCCATAGAGAACGGAATCGGCTCCGCCGGGGTGCTGTTGCCCATGCGGGCGCTGCCCTCGGCGTTCTCCTCGCCGTCTGCGGTCACTTCCTCAATGGGCTCCGGCTGGGTGTACCGGCGGGCAGGGATATCGATTTCCGCCACATAGCTGCGGCCGGCAGCTGCGCCGATGACCAGCTCGCCATAGCTGTCGTAGCACACATCGATGTGAACGTCACGGTCGTCCTCGCGCTTGGCGAGGTTGATGGTCAGGTCATCATCGAAGCAGATTTTGTTCTTGACGACCTCGTAGGGAATCTTGGTGCCGGAATTTTTCTCGATAACGGTCATTTCAGAGTACCTCCGATTGCGATGTATTTGATGGTGGCAGACTTTGCGGAGCCGTTGTAGGCCAGCTTGAAGCCGTTGACCAGCTTCTCGCTGACCTCAATATCCCCGACCGGACCATCGGATTTGACCAGTTCGGTCATAACCAGATAGCTGGTGCTGCCCATGTTTTTGCCCAGCGACACGCTCTTTTTGGAGTTGTTGCAGGGATAGGTACGAGCATTGGTCAAGTCAACGCTGCCGGACACAATCTGCCACGTGTTGTCGATGCCAGCAACCGTTTCGTCCAGCTGCCAGCCACGCTGCCGAACCTCGTTGAGCAGCATACCGAATGCAGCATACAGGTCCCACACGCCCGCCTCGATGTTATTGAAATGTGCCTGATCCTGAGGGGTGCCCTGCTGCATCACCTTGCCAGCGGGAGTGATGGTCCATGTTCCGTCATGGTTGTCGGTGATGACGTACAGACCGGGCTTGTCCGTTACATGGTCAAGCCATACCGTTTTTGCGTACACGGTCATTCCTCCTTTTTCTTCTCGGTGAACGTGAAGTCAAACCAGTACAGGATACCAGTCTGACCTGTTGAGATTTTGATGTTTACGTCCTCGTGCGCCCAGACCTGATTGTCCGAGTTGAGCAGTTCCACACGGTTCACCGTAATCTCGCCCAGCCCGGTGATGGACACTCTGGCGCGGACAGTACCATCAGCCAGAATGTCGATGCCGGAAAGCGGAACGGTGTAGTAGGTCGAGCCGACACGGAAACGCGCACAGGCAATGCGCCGTTTGAGATAGCCCCGCAGGTCTGCGAAGCCAGCCGAATCAATCATGCTGCTACCTCCTTAAAAATTTATTCCCGGTGCGCTGCCGCACACCTTTGCGATGTAGGAAACGCCGAGGCCGGATTCCTCGGCAACAAGCCCTCCGCCTGATGTACCGCCGGATGTGGCGGTTGCCGGATGCAGACCAGCTGTCAGGTCGCAGGATGCCGGGGCCGCGTATGTTCTGCTGCCGTCTGCGGTCTGCACAACAACATACCCCGCATCATCGAAGCCCTGCGTGGCCGTCTCCGGGTAGGTTCCAGCCAGTTTCTCCGGCGCATAGGCTCCACCATTGTCCACCGTCAAAACCTCGATTTCCGAGGCGGCAGTGCGGCCCTGTGTGGCCGTGGCCGGGAACGTGCCAGCGTCAAGCTGCCCGGTGCGGGGGTGAGCGTAGCTGCCGCCGAACTCGTCCGTAACGATGATGATATTCCCAGCGGAGATGCCGCCCTGTGTGGCCGTTTTGGGGAAAGTGCCGCAGCGGCGCACCGCATACACGATATAGCCGCTGCTGGTCACGATCTCGATGCCGAACGTGCTCTGGTAGTACACACCATCGTTGTGCGACCGCAGGCTCTTGTAGTAGCCGATGGCCCACAGCACACGTTCGGTGCTGACGTAGGACGCATCGGAGCCGCTCATGTCCAGCATGACCCGGAAGTGGTACGGCTCGCCGCCATACTGCCACCATTCCTCCAGCCGGGAGCCGGGATAGATAGCCCGGATACCCCGCAGCACAGCCCCGGCGGTTCCCCGGTGACGATGGATGTAGGGCGCGGACTTGATGGTGCGCCGCTTTGCAGCGAGGTCGTAGTCGTGGTCGTACCAGTCCACGGCAAAGTCCTTTGCCAGAATGTCCAGCAGGTCTTCCGGCAGCTGGTCGATGCGGGTGTAGATTTGGCCGAGGTTGATTTCGTCCAACCGCTGCTCCAGCACGTTGGCAATGGAGTGCGCCAGAGCAACCATTTTCGGGTCTTTCTGGAGCGCAAGCGGGAAGGAATCCATCATCCGCTCGGCGGTCAGGCCGTTATTCATCCTCGTACCCTCCGCTCTTCACAGTGACCGTGCCCACCTTTGCTACCTGCGGCACCTTGTCGGAGGTCAGGTCAACGGACGGTTTGCCGTCTTCCAGCGGGGTGAATGCGGGCTGCTGCAAATCCACACGCTTGATGCCAACTTCCAGCAGCAGATACCGCAGCTTGTCCGGGTTGATATCCCGGCCCATCTTGCCGGACTGCCAGCCGATGTACTGCTGCACAGCCTCGTTTACGCGGGTTTGTGCATCCGCAGCAGAGATGTCTCCATCGCGAGTCAGGTAATAGGTCAGGTCGATGTTGTAGTTCACCACATCAGGATCACCAGAAATGACGTGGTCCGTCAGAGGCCGTACCTCATCGGCAGAGCAAACCTCCACCATCGCTTTCTTGGTTTCGTCCGGGGCAATGCTTCCGTCGTCCATGACGGCATACAGGCAGACGGTGCCGGGGCTTGGGCTGTTCGCCACCACATCGGCGATTTTGGTAGACACGCTCTTCGCGAAATACTTGTAGCTGCCAACAGGCCCTGCGCTGCACCACGCTGCCTGACTATCAAGCAGAAGCTGGTAGAACTCGTTATCGTCCGGGGCATCGCTGCCGTTTGCGCTGGCCGTGACGTTGGAGCAGCCAGAATAGTAGTCGTACACATCAACAATGGTGTTGATGTCACCGACTGCAAAGTCGTTTCCGACAGTGCCGGAGGTCTGGCATACCACCGTAACGTCCGTATAGGTCGAACCGATAGGCACATATTCATCTGCCGTGGTTGCCCAATACAGTGAGGCATTTGCGTCCGTGACGCGAGTGCCGGAAGGAATGAGGATTGCACTCTGCCGCGCCTCGCTGATGTTGAAGCGCATGGTGCAGGTTGCCGCGGTGGGCTTTGGACGCTGCTGCAAGTAGAACAGCTCCGCCAGCGCATCCAGATTCTCGCCCTCTGCTCGACTGGGCAGATTCTGGTTGTCAGCGTGGTTGTTGAGGGCACGCTCGTAGAGGATCGCGTCCTCAATCCACGAGATGAACAGCCGTTCCGGGCTGCCGGGGCGCACGGATGTGCCAAAAACCTGCTCATACCCCGCACAGAGCAGCGCATCCAGTTCGTCAACGTCGGTGCTGATGAACTGGTGGTCTGCGGTACTACGCATTGATGCTCACCTCCACAACGGGAAGCATCGTTCCGGGGTTGTCCTTGGAGGATTTGAACGTAGTCCCCATATAGGTGGCTCTCGGTTCAAACCGTTCGATGGCTTCCTTGATGGCGGCGCAGAGCATAGGCTGCGCCACGTTTTCCGGGCGGTCAAGAATATCCGAGATGTCGATGCCAAACTCCCGGTAGCCCGGCACGGTGCCTTTCGGCGTGGATAGGATGACGGCGATGTTCTGCAGAACGCTGGCCACGGTATCCTGCTCGCCGAGGGAAATGGCGGTCAGGTCATTTGCCGACACCAGATAATTGCTCATAAAATCGCCTCACTCTCTCGGATATTCCAGTAAAGTGACGCTTGCAGTAATCCATGTCGGAACGCCGAAAGCGTCTGTGTACTTGGTCTTGAATTTCACGGATTTGATGACCCACCGATAGCTGCCGAAGACTTCGTTGCCGAGGACAAACGGCAGCGTCGTGTGATTATCGACATACCCCTTCAGGATCTCGCGCTGCTTGCTTGGAGCCACACCAAGGTACGCCGAAAGTTCAATGTCGAACGCGATGGTGTCGGCATCCGTGCCCGTAAACTCGGCCAGAGCCTTGCCTTCGGCACGCTGATGGGTGGTGTATCTGGCAGACACGCTCTGCACCATGTCCTTGATGGTTTTGACGTAGCCATCGAACACGGCAAAGATAATGCCTCCGAGGCATCCAACAATCACGGATAAATCCCTCCCAACACGAAGCCGTCAGCGTTGAAGCACGGCAGGTACAGACAGATCACGATGTCATCAATGGCGGGCACCCACCACACCACATGGGGTTTGTGCTGGGGGGTGGGGGGGTTGTCCG